ATAATATGGTTTCAGAAAATGGAAACATTGAAAAATGGAATTGGGATATAGATATAAATAAAGTTCGTGAGGACCTTCAAAAAGATATTGATAATTCATATGATGCATTAGAATTATTATTACAAAGAAAATCTTTATTAGAAGATAAGTTACATGAATTAAATTATTCAGAATTAATAAATTAAAAGTATGAAAAAATTCTTAAACATTAAGAACATTGCAATTGCAGTATTGGTTGTAATTGTATTATTAGAACTTTGGAATCCAGGTGGAGTTATGCCAGGTAAAACTATCAGAATCGATGGTAAAAAGTATGAAGTTATCAAACACGAAATTGATACAATCGATGTAATCAAAACTAAAGTGGTAACTAAAAAAGGAGAAGATATCTATCACGAAACAATTGTTGAAAAGGAAGTACAAATTCCTGCGGTAGTAGATACTATGGCTTTATTGAAAGATTACTATTCAAAAGTATTATATAAAGATGTATTAGTATTGCCTGATTCATTAGGAACTGTGGCTGTAACTGATACAATTTCACAAAATAAAATTTTAGGTAGAACATTCGATGCTAAAGTTAAACAAAGAACTATCAAAGAAACTACAATCGTAAAAGAATTACCTAAAACAAAAGTATTCTACGGATTTGAAGGTGGATTTAACAAACAAGATGTTGTATCTCATATCGGAGCTGGTGTTATATTAAACACTAAAAAGGATAAATTATTCCATTTAGGTGTTGGTGTTGCAAATAGAGTAGTAGATGGTACAAATGGTTCTCTTTCTCCTTACATCAATGGTGGTGTATATTGGAAGATTAGATTAAAAAAATAATATGGCAGTTCAAGGGAAACCAACGAAAAGTCTAAAAGAAATAATTGCTGAAGAATATCGTAAATGTGCGGCTGACCCCATTTACTTTATGAAAAAGTATTGTGTTATTCAACATCCGGTGAGGGGGAAAATTCCCTTTCACCTTTATCCTTTCCAGGAGGATTGTTTAACAGACTTTAAAGAAAACCGATTTAATATCATTCTTAAATCTCGTCAATTGGGTTTATCAACTCTATCGGCTGGATTCATTCTTTGGAAAATGATTTTCAATCAGGATTTTAATGCATTGGTTATCGCAACAAAAGTTACGGTAGCAAAGAACCTTGTAGAGAAAGTAAGGGTTATGCACGATTTACTTCCTATATGGTTGAGAGATGGTGGGACAGCAGCAGCTGAAGATAACAAACTATCACTTAAATTAAAAAATGGTTCGCAAGTAAAAGCAATTGCATCTTCTCCAGATGCAGGTCGTTCGGAAGCCTTATCACTATTAGTTGTGGATGAGGCTGCATTCATTAGAGATATCGATGAAATTTGGTTATCAGCACAATCAACTCTATCAACCGGTGGTTCTGCGATTGTATTATCTACACCGAATGGTATTGGTAACTGGTTCCATAAAATGTGGGTTGAAGGTGAAAGTGGTACAAATGGATTTAATTGTATTAATCTCCATTGGACTGTACACCCTGAAAGAAATCAAGCTTGGAGAGATGAACAAACTCGTATCTTAGGAGTTAAGGGAGCAGCGCAAGAATGTGATTGTGACTTTATTGGTTCGGGAGATACTGTGTTTGAACCTGCTTTATTGACTTGGTATAAAGATACCTATGTTATGGAGCCGATTGAAAAAAGAGGATTTGATAACAATCTATGGGTATGGGAATATCCAAATTATAATAAGCAATATATGGTTGTAGCGGACGTTGCTAGAGGCGATGGTTCGGATTATTCTACTGCTCATATCATTGATATTGAAGATTCGGTACAGGTCGCAGAATACAGAGGTAAAATTGATACAAAAGATTTTGGAAATTTTTTAACGGCATTATCTACCGAATATAATACTGCACTTTTAGTAATTGAAAATGCAAATGTGGGTTGGGCCTGTATTCAGCAAGTAATCGATAGAAATTATAGTAATTTGTTCTATATGAGTAATGATTTAAAGTATGTGGATGTAGAAAGGCAAATGTCTAATAAATTTTATAGAGATGAAAGACAAATGGTTGCCGGATTCTCTACTACATCTAAAACACGTCCTTTAATAATATCAGCATTGGATACTTATATGAATGATAAAGATATTATCATCCGTTCTCAAAGAACAATCGATGAAATGTTTACATTTATTTGGAGTGGAGGTAGAGCCGAAGCAATGAAGGGATATAATGATGACCTTATTATGGCATTAGGTATTGGATTGTGGGTTCGTAATACTGCATTGAGATTAAGACAAGAAGGTATAGATTTGACAAGAAATATGTTGAATTCTGTTCAAATAAATAAACACGATGGTGTATATACTTCCAACTGGCAACAAAAAAATCCATATGAAATGGACTTGGGTAGAGGTGATGTAGAAAACTTAACTTGGTTACTTCGTTAATTTTTATATATTTATATGTTGAAACAATAAACTAAAAATTATGAGATTAATAAATCTAATACCATTGAAAGAAATGGAAAATCCTTGCTGGAAAGGATATGAAATGGTTGGTACAAAGAAAAAAAATGGAAAAGAAGTTCCAAATTGTGTACCTGTAAATGAAGAAATGGATGATGATGATTATGATGAATTGGATGTAGATGCGGAAGATATCGAAGATTTTATCGATTTCCTAAAAGCATATAAAAATAAATTGGATGAAGCAACTTGTCCTTGCTTATTAGAAGCTGAATATCAGGGTAGAAATGTTCCTTTGGGTAAACCAATGAGAGGGGATGTTAAAAAATTCAAAGTATATGTAAAAAATCCAGCTGGTAGAGTTGTTAAAGTAAACTTTGGTGACCCTAATATGAGAATTAAAAAATCTAATCCAGATAGAAGAAAATCATTTAGAGCAAGACACAATTGTGATAATCCAGGTCCAAGAACAAAGGCAAGATATTGGTCTTGCAGAAAGTGGTAAAATTTTGGAAATACAAAAAATTTTACTTATCTTTGTAAATTAATATAAATTAAAAAATGGCAGACAAAACTATATTTGGTAGGTTACAAAAATTATTTTCAACAAATACCATAGTTCGTAAGACGGAAAAAGGAGTTAAAGTTATCGATACTGATGAATATCAAGCGATGACTACAAATCTTGTTGACCGTTTTATGAAAATGAGAGTAACAAATTATGGAACAGGTTTAACCGAATCATCAATGGCATATCAGCAAGTTAGAATTGACTTGTTTAGAGATTATGATTCAATGGATACTGACCCAATTTTGAGTTCAGCATTAAATACATATGCTGATGAATGTACATCGAGAAATGAATTTGGTAATGTATTGAAAATTCACCACCCAGATGATAATGTAAAGCAAATATTAGAAAATCTCTTTTATGATATTGTAAATGTAGAATTTAATTTATGGCCTTGGGTTAGAAATTTAGTTAAATACGGAGATTTCTATTTACAATTAGAAATGGCAGAGGGATTGGGCATTGTGAATGTTTTACCTATGTCTACTTATGAGATGAGTAGAATTGAAGGATTTGACCCTGAAAACCCACAAAGAGTTAAATTCATATATGCTCCTTATCAGAATCCATACAACGCAGTAGGTCAAACAGCAAAGAAGGAATACGAAAACTATGAAATTGCCCACTTCCGATTAAATAACGATTCTAACTTCTTACCATATGGTAAATCTATGTTAGAAGGCGCAAGAAGAGTTTGGAAACAATTGATGTTGATGGAAGATGCAATGTTGATTCATAGAGTAATGAGAGCTCCTGAAAAGAGAATCTTCAAAGTTGATGTTGGTAATATTCCACCAACCGAAGTTGATAACTACATGCAAAAAATTATCAACTCATCTAAAAAAGTTCCATTCGTTGATGAAAGAACAGGCGAGTATAACTTAAAGTATAATATTCAAAACCTTATCGAAGATTACTATATGCCAGTTCGTGGTAGCGATAATGGTACATCCATCGATACATTAAAAGGTTTGGAATATAATATGATTGATGACATTAATTACTTAAAGAGTAAATTAATGGCAGCTCTTCAAATTCCAAAAGCATATTTAGGATTTGAAGAAGATACAAATGGTAAAGCTACCTTAGCCGGTATGGATGTAAGATTTGCTAAAACCATTGAAAGAATTCAAAGAGTCGTTATTTCAGAATTAACTAAAATAGCAATTGTACACTTATATTCGCAAGGAATTGATGATGATAGATTGACTAATTTCAGTTTAGAATTAACTATACCATCTAAAATTTATGAGCAAGAGCAAGTTGAATTATATACTTCTAAAGTAGCATTGATTCAACAAATGCAACAAACAAAAATGTTCTCCAAAGAATGGATGTATGAAGCAGTGATGAAAATGGCTAAGGATGAGCAAGATAAAATGACATTGGAGGTATTAGATGATACCAAACAAGCATTCCGTTTAACATCAATCGAAACGCAAGGTGTAGACCCGGCAAAAGAAACTGGCGTTGAACAACCAACCAATGTGGAGGAAGAATTGAACAAATTAAAATCTGAATTAGAAGAGGATGGTGTTGGTAGACCAAAGGACCCTGTTAGATATGGACACGATGACCATCCGGAAGGAAGAGACCCATTAGGAGTTAAAACTCTAAAACAAAAAGAAGGGTCTGTTGCATATAAGCCAAGAAAAGCATCCTATATGGAAATTTTTAAGGATATGAATGGCAATAAAAAAACTATTTTGACAGAGAATTTAACAAAAGAGTAATATTCTAATAGAAAAATATATTTATATTTGAAAAATTATACCGATTGATGAAAAAAATTAAGCATTCGAAATTTAAAAATACAGGATTTATCTTTGAATTGTTAGTAAGACAGGTAACATCTGAAATACTATCATCTAATAAATCTGTAGCGGAGGGGATATTAAAAGAATATTTTAATTCTAAAAAAGAATTATCTAAAGAATTAAAATTATATCAGTATTTGATTAACGAAAAATACAATTCAGAATCAAAAGCTGAACAATTTATAACTACTATTTTAGAAGCTAGAAAAAGAGTAGATGAAAAAAAATTGATTAAAGAGAAATATAATTTAATTAAATCAATCAAAGAAACATATGATTTAGAAGAATTTATAA